GGCTCTACCAGCAGATATCTCTGGAGATTGTCATAGTCTACCGTGCGCTGCAAAAACACTAACTTTAAATTGGAATTCACATCCGGGGCAACAATTTCGTTGAAGAAATCTGGATTGTCGGGAACTCCGTCGCTGTCAGAATCTCTATAGCTGATCAACACTTGAAAATCGTCTACATAGCCATCACTTTGTACAGGTTGCCCAATGATTGTGGTGTAGATATCTCCAGGCAGCGGTGCACTGGAATCAGGTTGTGTGTTTACTGCCAATACATTAAGAAAGTCTTTGATAGTGGTGCCCGATCGGCTGTCGTAGATTTTTTGATCGCCGTAGAAAAAGAAACGTGTTTGAATAACAGACCCAAAATAATATGCTAATCCACGGAATGTGGCTGTATAATTGCCGTTGACCACTATAAATTGTATTACCCAACTGGCATCTAAGTTAGCACCGGTGGTATTTCCAGCATATTCTTGACTCCAGGGTGCATCAGCATCCAAGTTGGTGCTGGTTATCAAATACCAAGTTCCTGCTGTGCCTGTTACAGATCCAGTACTATCGTAGCCAAGGCCAAAATTTCTCAACAACAAAAATTGCTGCTGCATTTCTTGTTGCAAGCTCAATGGCAAATCTGTAAGCAATACAGGAATGATTGTGTCAACAACGGCACCAGTAGGCACAAAATTGTTGAGAGTGACTGGCCCTTGGCCACTGCTGAGATTACCTAATCCACCATTGTAACCATCGCCTACTACAGCGGTAGGGCTTGCCCAAATTTCCAAATGGTCTTCGGCTCGAGTTGGTAAACCGGGTTGTAAACGATTGTTGATATCGAAATAGTAACCAGCAGGTGCAACAAACTTGATCAAGCAACTGGTAACTACGTATTGAAAAGGAGTACTACTGTAAGCACCTACAGCAATAGGAACTCCTGGTCCGCCGATAGTGGGCTTGCCGACAAAATAACCTGTGGTTTCATTTGCTAATGTTGTACTTTGGTGCCAAGTGCTATAGCCATAAATTCCTGCTGTGACAGTTAGGTACACTGTGCCAGTACCCGTGCCAACCGAAGTGGCTGTAAAGGTTGTTCCAATTTCGTTTGATCCTGCACCCATGGCAATAAAGTCGGTGTTACCTACACTGGCAATAGTATAAGTTGTACCAACAGTGACGTCGGTTACAGACAATCTTCCTACTGATATTCTGGGGAAGTTTTCATAGTAAAATTGTTTAAAAGTGGCTTTGGCAACTTCTGGCTGAACTTGGTTGGAAATAAAATCAGAAATCTGATTTGTGTTGTCATAGGTAAACTGCAGAGTAGGCGTAATATTGTCACGCCACACAGCACCGTCACTGGAGAATGTGTTGGTGCTTGAATACTTGCCAGTATTGTCTACCAAGTCTAACCAGCGGCTTGTACCAATTGAAGCACGATTCAATGCTTTACTTTTGATGATCGAGTTATAAGCTGTAAATGGGAAGAGGTTGTAATCTTCGCCGTTGACCATGCGATTCTGTGTGTAGTAACGAGCAGGTGCTCGTTGCTTGATTGCATCAATGCTTTCACGAGCTTGTGCGTTGCTTACTGGTTGTGTGATGCCACAAGTAAATGTGATTGTTTGCAGGTTGCCGTTGCGATCAATGTAACTGATAGGCAACACAACGTTTTGCATTTCTTCAGGGTTGATGATATATTGCAAGCCGTTGGAGCTGCGAACATAAGCACGGAAGGTGCCCACTGGTATTTCACTGAATACGCCGTCACCAAAAACCATGGTAATTTGATCATTGGTTCGTGATGTGGTAGAATAGATAGGGCGCAATTGATCTTGTTGTTCAGTGGCAGCGGTGTAGATGTTTTCTGTGTACACCCATTCTCGATTGATATTGCCTATGTCGTCCAGTTGGAACAACCAGCGGTCTTCATTGTTGACGCCTTCAATGTTGATGTTTACAGTGCGATTGCTAATGCGTTCAGCAAGGTTAAAGTCTTGGTTCTGCAAGGTACCTTGTTTGAACAAAAAGAAATAACCATTGTTGGCACTTTGATAGCCCAGTTTGTCATTTCTATACAGTACATTGAATGTGGTGTTAGGCACAGGACTGGGTTCGTAGATGTAGTCACGTCCGGCTGTGGTCGAAGTCATGGCCTCAAACGGCATGCTGATGCCATCTACAGTAGAGGTATAAGGAATCACAGGCAAGTATCCAGTGACCAAGTTAATGGCGTACTCACTGGTATCAACGCCCAAAATGGTTTGCTTGTTGCCCGGGCGCCCGATTTTTTGTGTGTCTACAAGGCAAGAATTGATAATGGTATTCCACTGCTCGAGCCAGTCTGGATTGGTAGGATCTGCCCAGTTGATTGTAACATTGGACAAGTTAATGCCATTGTAGTCAGTGACATTTTCTGTGGTCTGAACGCTGAAAGCTTTGAGCAAGCCTTGTGCGGCTGTGTTGCGCTTGGCAGTATAGCTGACCAAATTGGCCAAACGCACCACGCTGTCACGGCGTTCTGCTGTGTCCAGGTAATTTTCGCGAGTGTTTAAATCTGTGCGGAAGGCAAGAGCTTGGCCCATAAAGGCCATGACGTCAAGCAAGGCAATAAATTCGGATGATTCAATGTAGTCATTGAACGTTTCTGGGTAATACAAACGCAGGTAATCTACGAAACTTTTTCGTAGAGTTTCAAAGTCATAGCTTTGAAAATCAGCTTCGCGATAGGTTTGATAGATTTGTTTCCAGTCTTCTACACCAAATATCGCTGTTTGTCTTGTGGTTTTTGCCATCTCTTGATAACCTCTTTGTTATTTATGGCAGCGAAAAACCACGTAGTTATACGTAGGTTGCGTTGCGCTGTGTTTGATCAAAAAACACACTCAACAGTTCAGCATCAGTACCGCCTACTACAGATAGTTGAAGTTCGATCAGTATGCCATTCTCTTGTGGGAAAACCTGTACATCGCCGATATAAATTCTGGGATCGCCTCCGGCCACACGCTGGACCTCGCTGACAATACCTTCTGACACTGCTTCTACTTGATTTTCAAATAGATAATCCCAGAGTATTGTGCCATAACCTGGGCGTCCTGGCAGTTGACCTTTGCGGATATTAAATGCGTTTAAAAGGTCGCGTTTGATCAATTCAAAATCCAGCAAGGTGAATTTTTTGTATTGATTTTGAGTGTTAAAGCCAACAAAGGTAGTCATACAAATATTTATGTGCTAATTTTGTTGGCCAACGTCTTGAGTCGTTGTTTGATGCTGTTAAACAATGGGAACAATGATTTGGTTATAAGCGACTGGGCAGAAGTATATTTTTGTACCAAACTTGCATTTTGCGGAGCGCCAAGGGCGTTGATAGCCGTGGCTGCTGCCGATTGGACCTCATCAATTCTGGCGTTGTAAGTGGCTTTGACTGCAATGAATTCTTGATTTATAATATTCCAAGATTCTTGGCTTATTGTGGCTGCTGATTCAAGATCAAAAATTTTGGTTTCAATTGAAAGTGCATCAGCATAGGTACTACCCACAAGTGAAATGTAAATTGCAGTTTTTGTTGCAGCATCATTGTTGCCACCATTGCTTACAACACTTGGCACCTTGTCATTGCCTACCACACGTTCGGCCGCTGCTGTTACTGTAGCTGTGTTTACAGTATCAGTAGCAGGCTCTACTACAACTTCTTGTTTTAATGGCGGCTCTACTTTGCCTTGTGTTAGATTGACTGCAAACGCACCATTTACAGCGGCAGCATTGAACTTGGCTGCAACATCAGCAGGCAAGGCAGGCACACCAGGTAAGTTTGGTAATCCTGGAACAGCACCTGTGCCTGTGGCCCACTTTAATGTATCTGTTACGCTCTTGGCTGCATTGGTAGCAAGGCCGGCCAGGGCTTGTGGCTTCAGTGAGTCTGTGGGCACGCCCAAGGCTTTGAGATCAGTTAACCCGCCAGCCATGAGTCCTTGTTGTACTTTGTCTTGCAAGCCTGAATTGTTTAATAATCCGTCAAGCCCTTTGACACCATCTTTGCCGGTCCACACTGTGGGACTTTTCAACACCGACACCAAATCAGCTTCACCGCCGGCTAAGAATGCAGCCGCTGTTCCAGGTTTTACTAGCCCGGCTTTTTCCAATTGATTGGCGTCAAATCCAAACTTGCCAGCACCCAATGCGTTGCTGATTTGATCACTGGCTTGCCCTACCAATTTGCTGGCCTGTGCCAACACTCCAGTAACATCTGCTTTAGAAAGATTGCCTATGTCGCCCAAAGCAGGCATTTGTTTGGCAAAATCTGATACATTGATTCCATCAAGAGGAACTCCACTAATGGCCTTGCTTAATCCTGACACAGCTTGGTTGGCCAAGCTGCCAATTTGAGCTGCTTGTCCTGTGAGTGCGCCAACGGCTGCTGGTAACTTGGCTTGGAAGGCAGCAAGGTCTCCAGGAAGATTTGTTTGAGCAGTGGCCAATGCGCCAGGTAATCCTGCTTGCAGTTGATTAATGCCTGTTCTAATTTGCCCAGTTATGCCAGAAATAAAACCATTGGCACCGGCACTGGCGCCGGTAATAGTTGAACTCAACGCAGGACCAGCGCCAGACAATGCCGATGATATCTGTCCAGCAACACCAGCACCATTGGGGCCAAGAGCTGCGGTTATTGCACTGGTATCTGTGCCTGGTGGCAAAAGTTTTGCAGCAGATGCCAGGCCTTGCGCCAATTGAGGCGCAGCAGCAGCCAGGCCGTCGGCAGCCTGTGTGGCCGCACTCACAGCATCGCCAACTTTGAACCCCACCAGGCCGCCAGACTTGACCTGTTGATCAAATATAGCCTTGGCTTGATCAAAAGTTGCACCGCTGGGCATTTTGATTTCAAAAGTTTCGCCGTTAGGTGATTTGAAAGTAAAGTTACTCATGACTTTCTCGTAATCTCCACGCCAGCAGGCACAGGTATAGCACTGGGGTTAGGTGGCGGCTTGCCTGCTTCTAATGCAATTTCAACATCCACACCTTTGTTGTGATAAGGATAAGGTTCGTGTGTAGGCGCACGACTAACAATGCTGGCCAATCCGTCGGTGTCTACTTCCCAACCTGTAGCCGAACTAAACTTGGTATCATCCATGATGGTTTGAGTGATAGGATTTACTGCTGTGACTGCAGGAGCAGCAGGTCCATTTAGGTCAATGCCCCCTGCGGTGAATTTCAAACTGGGGCCACCAAGCCAACTACCGCCTTGTGCGCTGTCTAATGCCAGTGTGCCATCACTTTTTACACCAAGGTAGCTTTTGCTGTAGAGTTTAAAATCTTCTTGTGCAGACATTTTGATGTCTACTTGAGCCTGCACTTGCACAGTGTCTTCAGCTTTGACGTTAAAACTTCCGCCGGCGTACATGTTAATATCTCTGTCCGCGTGCAAGTTTATGTCGCCGCGTGTTCTTAAATTGATAGAGTTTGTGGCATACACATCCAGTGTACCTTCGGCGCCCAGCTCAAACCATGCCAGTCCATTGGCATGTGTAAAATAAAAGAAATTACCCGAATCACTCATGGTGATTTGGTGGCCTGACGTAGTTCTAAATCTTATTAATCTGTTTTCGCCATCAATGTCGCCATCGTCCATAACCATAGAGTGCCCGCCTACACGCCCGATCACATTGAAATCCTGTGGTTTAGCTTCACCGGCATTGATCTTGTCTCTAATTTCGCCAGGCTTTAATCCACCTTGATAGATGGCCGTACCTGGAGTTGAAATACCATACACCGCAGAAGGGCTTTCACGTTGGCTGTTACTGCCAATAGGGCCGCGCTCGGGATCTGTAATTAATCCTTGATAGAACATTGTTTGTGCAACTACGCTTTGCACAGGTTTTGGCTTGTCGAAGAATCTTCCAGAACCTTCGATAGCTTGGTTGTTGGTGTTGATTTCTACCACAGGCAACCGAACAGCATTTTTAAAATATTCTGCTTGATTTTGATTTTCTGTGACATAAGCTGTGCTGGCACCAATTGCAGGAACCATGTGTCCAATGCTTTGATCTGGCGCTGTGCCAATGTAATAACCTTGACTGCGGTCACCGTTGACAAACACACACAGCACTGTGATACCTACGTCTGGTGGAGTAAACCACATGCCGTAGCTGTTGGAGTTGCCATCAATGTAGCTGCCTACACCAGTGGCTGCAGGATTGTATGGGGTCGATCCAAAGAACTGTGGCATGTAACTAACAGTGGTCCATTTGTCTGGATTGTTTTCGTCATCGGCATTGCCATCACTAAACGTGTCAATGAATACTTGAATGCGTCCTGAACGTATTGAGTCATTGGTATTTTTAACCACGCCATAGAATGGTCCAAACTCGGCCGGTACGCCACCGCGGTCCAGTTTGTAATTTCTACTTCGTCCTCTATTTCGTTCTATCGATGTTGGCATTTATATTCCCTATCAATCATCTTTGGCTATAATTTGTGGTGCTGTTGGTGCCGGTGTACCTTGTGCTCCTCGTCCTCGAACTATCTTAGTTGGTGCAAAAAAGTTTTTTATTCCTGCAATGACTCCGTTGCTGGTAGCCGGTGCAGGTGAAGATTCAGGTGCAGGCTGGCCAGTAACGATCGGATTACCTAATGCGTCAGTAGACGCCAATGTTTCGACAGATACAGCAGGTGCAGGCACAGTTGAACCGCTTCCTTGTCCACCAGCATAAGTGGTACTTCTTGGATCTGTTAATGCATTGTTTTGAATTCTTTGTGTCAAGTTCACGCCAGTTCTATCTGCCACAGCTGCCGTTTGATTTTGTAAAACGCTGTTTATTCCCTGAGTCGTACCGTCATCGGCTGGCACTGTGTTTTGTGTGTTTACACCAGATTTGCCTGGTGCCAAGTTTGAACCATTGGGTTTGGGCATGGTATGCAACGCACCATAAATTGTTTGCTCAAATTTTCCTTGTTTGAATTCACTTACAACTCTTTTGGCAATATAAACTCTACTGTATGCAGGTTTGCCTTTGTTGGTAATTGGATTGGCCGTGCCAGTACCAATGTCATAGTCCGCAGGTTGATTGTAATTGACTTCATAGAATACCTGTGAGTAATCAAAATTTATAGTGCCGTCAGGTAAAAATCCAGTCTTGCTGCGAGACCCAAACAAATACTTTGGGTCGTTTTGGCCAGCAATGCTACCTTGCATGAGCCAAGCAGGATCACCTATGATTCGCACAGTTGCCTCGGCCAAGGCATCGGGTTCATACAAACTACCAGCTAAGTTTGCTGCTGCTTCGTATTCTCTTTCTCTGGCACCTTGACTGGTCTCCGTACTACGTGGCCCCCAAACATTTACTGCCATCTCTCTTTGACTTTGAGCCAGGTCCCGGCGTCGTCTTTCTTGGTTTGAATCTTTGTTTCCTGATCCACTGACCAGGTTGTGATATGCCTGATTAAATGTTTCTTGATAATCAATAATTGCAGTATTCTGGCCTGTAAACCACCAAGAATAGCTTTTGTGCACACCCGGCCAAGTTGGCACTGGGAAATATTTGCTTTCGTATTTGTTTATCGGATACACGCTGACATAGTAAGTTATTTTATAAGCATAGTCATTTCTCAAAGGATCAGGCAAAGGCTTGGGTTCTGCTTTGAAAGTTATATTAAACCAATTGACCTGTTTTTCAGAGCTATTATTATTTTCTGGCGCAGTGTTGTTGTTATCAACATCTACTTTGACAATTTGCTGGTTAAGAATAAATGAACTGCTTCTAATTATTTGCTCAATGACCTGAATAATAGGTTGTCCAGCAACAATTTTAAAACTTTTTGACTTGGTATCTTTGCTGTTGGTGTCGGGGTC